GAACACAACAAACCATAAAAAAAGCCCCTGTATCCTTGAGTGGACGCAGGGGCTTTACTATTTTGTATATACACTTGTATTTATTTATTACCGAAGAATTTACTTACTGACCTTAGTCCTATGCTGGCACTAACAATCCCACCAAGGGAAATTTGATACCACTGTGGCATTGATTCAAGGGCTGCAAAACCATTAGCTACTACATCTTCTGCCCAAGCAAAAGGTAAGAACGCAAGTACAAGTGGCACCGAGAATAGGAGTGTAATCCATTCATCTTTCCAAGAGTTCTCCGTAGCTTTTATAGCCGCTAAGTCCCAATCAATCTCCCCAGTTAATTGCTTTTTCCTAATCTCTGCCTCAGTTATCTTGAGTTGTGTCTTACCATCAATTATACTCGTAGCTAACCCTGAGAGACTGCTAATAATTGCTCCTATCATTATATATCTTCCTTACTTCTCATGTGACAACCAGACGGAAAATGCTCCCGTGATTGCGCCTGTTACAGTTGCAGTTAGTGCTGTTGCCTGTGAAGTCATTGCATCAGGTGGTAAATTCATAAACCAGAATAGTACCTCTATATACATATAGGTCATAACCATCATCATAATACGTGGCATGATTTTCCAGTGTAGAAATCTTTCCATAGTGACTGTCATTCATCGTCCTTTCAATCCATCTATGATTTCTTGTGCTGTAGGTCTACGTTTCTTAAAGTCGTATACACACTCAAAACGCTGGGGGCATTGCCTGTATGCAGCCCCATACTCATACTTAGGTATTAAAGGCGTAGGGTAGAACGTAGCAGACGATCCGTTAGGTCCACGATACCAGCACTGTTGTACACCCATTATAGCTATACGTTTCCACAGCTTACAGATAACCATCTTAGGCTCTTTAGCCTCTGACACCCCTACAGTAAAAATTAAGAGTGCCGACAACAATAATGCTTTTACCACGAACCTGTACCTAACCCAATTAAATATACTCCGCCAAAGACAACAAGTAAGATACCTAGAGACAAGGCAAACATGCCTAAGTTATTAACCATCTCTTTCTTAGCTTCCATTGCCCTGTAGACAGTCTCTTCACGTTCTTTTCTGATCTGCCTTCTTAACTTAATCATTTCGTCCCAAGTATTAGGACCAAAACGCATATTCAATAAGAACATTAACTCTTTCTGCTGAGCCGCTAGTTTCTTTTTATGTACGATTATGTCAAAGGCTTCCTTCTCTATACTATCACCAGCGGTTAGCTTCTGTATAGTTGAAGGTGTCTTTCTTTGTTGCTCAGCTTTAGCAAGATCAGAGGCGGCTCCAAACCACTCCCCTAGCTGCCCCATAACGTCTTCTATCTCTCTGCCATGTTGCACTAGCTTCTTAGTCATAGTGAAGGCAGCAGTACAGGCTGATATGGCCGTTATGGGGTCTAGCATTAGTCTTTCTCCATTACCACTAGCATCCTTTCAAGGGACTCTTTAATTCCCTTTATGTTCTCTTCTATCTTACCTAACTGAACGGCTTGGGTAACTGAGGATGTTTCAACAGCCTTAACATCAGCACTTATTCTAACTATAGATGACGAGTTAGCATCTACGTCTGCCCTCATCTGTGATATACTCCAAACTATCATTGCAGCTTGTAGTACTAAGGCAAACAACAAACTTGCCGATATATTTTTACCCATTACAAAGCACTCTTCTACCCCCCTAGTCACAGGGGTAGGCTTTCCAGTCTAGCTGAAAATGAGGACCGTCCGGGAACTTCTTCCAATCGCCACCCCAAACAATTTTAATATCTAACTCCTTGGCAGCAGCTTTCATAGCATCACCAATAGGGTAGAACTCGTCCCACTCCCACGACACAGGATAAGGTACAACATCTACTGCATGTCCTGTCAGATGACGAGACTTAAGTGTAGTTGACTTGCCTGTCTTCTTAAGCATACGCTGACGTTCAATGTTACGAACACCCTCAGTTACACTAAAGTCCTTTTCACTAATCTCTAACGCTCTTGTAACAACAGCAACCATGTCAGGATGTACCCCAGACAAGTTCTGCTTACTTCGTAGTCCTAGTTTGTATCCCATTGGTTGCTCCTTAAGATGGTTTAGTGGGCCAAGTGACGTCAGGAAAATCGGCTTGTTGCGGGACGTCCCGTAGAAGTTGTCTATATGTTGCCCATGCAGACTTATCTACAGGAGAGTCATCAACCTGTGTCCAATCTGAAGTACTCAACAGCCTATTACGTTTTGCACGGGCTAAAACCTCTGGTGCAGTAGGTTCAGGTTCTGGATCAATCTCTACAACGGGTATAGTTTCTACAACCCACTCTGTACCACCCCACCTAGCAAGTTGTGTGTCAGTTACTGTTGGTGGTGCGGTCTCTACACAACCCGCTGGGATAAGCCAATTAGTGCCATCCAAAGGGTCTTGGTCTGCTACTGTGTTGCCTACGTAGACACCGTTTAAATCTGTTTGATATACGTTCATATCTGTGTCCCCTTAGTATTTAATGCAAGCCAAAAGTGCTATGTTGCGAGGTCGATTTTCGCTGCTGTTGCTTGTGCCGCCCCTATTGCCCAAAATGGTGGAAAGATTGCCGTACTGGACGTCTGCGGGGCTTCGAACAACTAGCGCACCAGTCCCACCCCCGTATCCTTGGTGAAGCGGGTAATTTGAGGTTATGTGATTGTGCTGCTCCATCTGATCTGCCTGCGCCGAACCAAATGCCCGACTTCCATCAACGCCACGGCTGTCATCCCAGCCACGCATGAACTCACCACGCAGGTCAGGGACATTAAAAGTGGAAGAACCATCACCCACACCGAATGTAGTGCCTATCGCCGCAAATAAATCAGAGTAGGTTGTCCTTGATACAGCCGCACCGTTAGCTTTGATGAAGTCTGTGGGGGGTGTGTTAGCTGCATGATATATAACTGTACCTGTAGGAACACCAGCGGGTACTGCAGGGGCCGCCCAAGCTATGTCTGTTCCGTCACTCGTAAGAACTGTAGCAGCGGCACCCTTAGCTAGTCTTGATGTAACGCCAGAAGCATTACCATAAATAAGAGAGCCTCTCGTAATAGCATCAAGTTGGTTAATCTCTGTACCTGATGCAGTAATAGTAGTAGCACCAAGAGTTAACCCTTGCGTGGTAATGGACAACACATTGTTGTTACCCTGATCTAATATGCAGATAGGCACCCAAGCGTTATTAGCCTCATTACGCAACTTAAGGGTATTAGTGTCAGTTTCATACCACCACTGATTGGCGTATGTAGTAGTGGGTTCTGCATCACCAGAAGAGTTAGAAGCTAGTGCTGCAAGAGCATTATTTAAGTCTGTCCTAGTAGCAGGGAAACTCTGATTAGCAATGTTAAAGTCATGTTGCGACATTACGTTAGTTCCTTTCCGTAGCCCTTAGCTACATAGTCTAGGGTCACTGCATTGGTGCTTGCTGATCCCCCAGTAAAAGTGTTAATAGTAAACCCAGTTCGGGTCTTGCTTGTTATTGTATATCTGTCACCATCAGTTAAGTTAGCTAAGGATAGTCCTATAGCTGGTGTAGCTGCAAAGGCATCATCAAAGGTAACATTAGTTGTTCCTGTAAATGTTATGTCATTACCAGAAGTAGTCCTATCCTGCATATCTATTGTTGCCGACAAAGCACTTACAACAGGGGTAACATTAGTATCTGTTGATGTCATAACTAACCTAAACTCAAAGGCTCTTGCGGATATATCAGATACAGAGAATGCTTGCCAATCAGACCATGTGGGCGTACCTGTAGGATCATCGTCTGTATGCCTTAACTGTAGGGAAACAGATGTGTCCCCAAAGGCTGTAGGGTCTCCATCAAATACACCTGATCTAGCATCGAAGTTACCTGTAGCACTGTCAAATAGGTCTGTCCTATCAAACCTTATACTGGTAAATGAGAAGTTTAAGCGGCTTGTATACTTTTGACCTAAGTCAAGGTCATTGCTAAAGTAGTATATTCCAGAAGATGCGTAACCTGTAAAGTCATCAAATAATCCAGACCTATCATCAAAGTTACCCGTAGCATCATCAAACAGGGGTATTGTAGCTAACTCTAAGCTGTCATCATCATTTATTACCACATTAGATTTAACACCAGCAAAGGATGGGTTCTCTGTTAGTGTGGCTACAACATTAAGGTCTCCAATACCTATAGAGGTAACGACGAATACAGCAGGGTTATCAGACTCATTAGCACCGCTTGTAGTCTCATCTACAGCCTTAATGAAGTATGTACCTACACCAGCACTCTGTATGGCAAGGTTACTACTGCCAACAGGAACTTGTGCTATGTTTTCAGCTTCTGAATAGACTGCACCGCTAGTTAAGTGGGAGTACCTGATGATATAGTGGGCTAAGTCTAAGTCGGTAACTGGTGTCCAAGTTAAGAACAAGTTACTGCCTACTACGTTACCATCAAAGTTAGTTACATCTGCTGGTGGCGCACCTAGTGCTTCTACAAAGTAGTTACTTATAGTGTTGTATGCCCCATGAACACCAAGGGAGTTAGTGGCCCTAGCCCTTATGTCATAGAAGTCATCCTCTACGCCAACAACTTCAACCCTATCTGTACCCACAAAGGCACCCATAGTTGCTATAGCTGTAAAGTTAGTTGCACCTGTCTTTCTGAATTGTACCTCTGCTGTATCCATAATGTTGCTTGTGTTGTTTATATCAAGCAGTAGGACACCAAGGGTCTTACCTTTAACTCTCCTGAGTTCAGTACTGATGTTTATGCCAAGTTCAGGGACTGTGAAAGGAGACAACAAAGTAGTATTATCTCTTTCGTAGACTATACCATCGTCAACCTCATCAAAGACACTAGATGAAATCTCCCTAAGCACCATGTTCACTTGTAAGTCGTACTCGTCCACAGAGGCAAAGTTCCAAGACATAACCTCAAACTCTTTGTTAGTCCAACCAAGTCTAGTGTTAGTTAGGGTTATGTTGTCACCTGTCTGTACTTGGAAAGCCCTAAGACCAAAGGACGCCTCAACAGTAAGCTGCTGCCTATTCCTTTCTAGGACTATCCTAGCTATTCTTCTAGCCTCTATAGAGTTGTCAGTAAAAGTAAGGTCTAGGTCTAGTGAAGATTCTTGACCACCATCAGCAGTAACAAAGGCAGCATTAGTTACAGGTGGGAAGTCTGTTACTTGCCAATTACTTTCGTCACCTCTAAACGTACCATTAACATTGTTGAAGTTGTCCCTACGGGAGTTCCTAGTAGCTAGGCTTATTCCTGACCTAAGATCGTTCTCATCAAAGTTAACTGAAGCAGCAGTCCACGCAGCGGCTTTAACCTTCCATGCACCTTGGTTATACCACAGGGTAGCACCCATAGAAGTTATGGCATCTTGCAAGAAGTCTACAGGTGTAGACCCCGTAGTGAAAGCACCATTCATTGTGTAACGTGTTGTACCAGCATCTGTGTTAGTCTGGTCACAGATATTAGCAGCAGTAGTAAAAGTTGTGTCATCTATGTTGGCAGAGGCTTCTCCCAAGCCATAACCAGTACTCGCAAGATAGTCTCTTATGCACAGTGCAGGATTATCAGACCAAACAGTTGTTGTGGTTCTTGGGTCGTATACTTTCTTACCTTTTATCACAGAAGTAATCTCAGGGACACCATTAGGGAAAGCATCTGCATCGTATGTAAACTTACAGTACAAATAAGCAATACCACGAAGTCTATGGTTCCCTGTCCAACCAGACACAGCACTAACTAAACTACTGTCGGCAGCTTGATCTGCTGTACCTAAGTGTTCTTTGATTGTTACTAGGCCACTGTAACGACTAGGAGAGGTAACATTACCACTACCGTCTATAGTTGCTACTTCATCATTAATGTATATCTGCTCAAAAGACTCTATCTCATGTCCAGCAAAGGCTAACACTCTGTGTAGTCGTATATTGTCTGCACCTGTAGTAGCATCAAACACCCGTACTGGGCCAACTCTCATTTTACCATATATAACTTGATGGTCTAATGCAGCCCCTGTCTGTGTTACGTTATAACCCCTATTACTCTTATTACCCCCACCAAATGTAGGTGCAGTAGGGGTCGGAGCCAAGGACCTCATAATTAGGCTTGTAACAACAGACATAACTACATAACGAAATACTGCCGACTGAATTACAACACCAGCGGCGGCTGTAAAACCCCCTACAGCATAAGCAGCACTTACAACAGCCATTAAGAGTGACCCCCTATGTACTTAGAGTAAAGTTTTTCTGTAGGCGTAAAGCCCAGCCTCTCAAGTATTATGTCAAACGGGCTGTGTACCTTAGTATTCATAACCATAACTGATACCCCATCTTTCTTTAGATACTTTTCTGCAAACTTTATTAACTTAACACCTGTCATACCTTTACGGTAATCTGGATGGAGGTATATTATGTCATTAGAAGCAAACACATGGTCTTTGTAGTGTATGTTGTTGCCAAGCAAGACTACAAGATAACCAACTAGCTTTCCAGAACTTCTGGCGGTAAATATAGTAAGCCTACCTGAATCTTCTAGTAAGTCATAAGCGTCCCAATCTGGGTTTAGCTTAATGCGATCTTTGTTAATGGCTATCTCTTCCCAGTGTCTTTCTATCAAGGGGATACACTCATCCTTAACTTGGCACAGAAACTCTTGCTGAAAACTAACCAACAGACCTCCCCCAGACTATTTCTTTATCTTGTAGGTCTTCTACAAAGTCTAAGCCAAGATCACCAACATATACAGACTTTTGATACGCAGAAGTATATCTAGCAATACGAGGTCTCTCTAGGTCTATTAGCCTATTCTCTACAGTTAACTCAATAGCGGCTTCATCTGCACTTTCAGATATATTCATCTGATCCATGTAACCAGAGAATAACTGTGTTAGCGCAGTTTCATCAGAGGTTATACCAAGGTAGATATTGCACACACGCCCCTGATAAGGCTCTGCAAGGGCTAGAGAAAGTATATCTGTTGTTATACCACTAAAAGTTAGTGTAGCACCCTTAACAGCTAAATCTGAACCCTCTTCTATAGCGGAGATAGCTAGAAGGTTTCCTGTTCCAACCCAAGTATTACCACCGTAGGAAAGGTCTCCTGCGCCTGTCCAGAACCTAAGTTCGTTAGGACTATCAAAGAGTAGTTCTACAGCAAAGAAAGGGTTAATGACATCATCGTCTAGGGCATTAAGTACTACCGAGGGGATAGTTCTACTCATTATACAATTACCTCTACAGCCTCAAAGGAGATACCATAGGTACTAGAGTTACCTATCTGCCAATCCTGTACGTTACTTGTTAGCCTAAAGACACCCTTAGCGTTGTCTACAACTACAGCAGCACTAGAATAGGTAGCTTTAAGATTAGGCCATATATCCACTGATCCTGTAGTAGAAATATCTGCTAAGACCTTGTGTAGCCTAGCTGTAGATGAGGCACCTAGTTGTATGTAGTCACCAGCTTTAAGTGTTCCACCATTACTAAGAGTTAAAGTAACAGAGGAAGCACCAGCAGTACCCGTTGCTACTATGTCACCATCTTCTGCTGTACCTCTAGCGGCTACACAGTTAGGATCACCTAAGAGGAAAGTATTAACTGGCCCCTGTAGCGACAACAAGAAGGCTACCCAAGGCTCACCTAAGTCTCTCCTGACAGGTGGTATGGTAACTGAGGCTTTCCATGCTTGACCTGTGTGTTGTACTATCTGTTGTTTATAAGTAAAGGGAGACTCAGAAGTGGCAACAGCGTTCATAGCACTAAGAGTTATTTGTGCAAAGCCTATATCAGTTGGTGCAGTCTTTAGTGCCATGAGGTTTCCTTACCCAAACGCTTGTTTCATTTGACCACCCCTGCGACGATCATCTAGTATTTGCTTCTTAGTCATGTTAGCGATAGCTGGGGCTTGCTGTGCTATAATCTTCTTAACACTCTCGTCACCATTAGCGGTAAAGTTAAAGTTCTGATGAATAATAACGTCACCAGAGCCACCCTCTGCCTGTACACCTAGCTTACCGTTCTTACCTCTTTTCAAAGGCATGATAGCTTCTGGGCCAGCTTCTCCCATTAGACCTGTACGACCATCATTCATAGGGAAGTAAGTGGGGCCACCTACGACACCACCATCAGCATATGGTACTAAGTTTCCATTGCTAAACACATTGCCGTTAGCACTAGCGGAAGCATTAAAGCCCATAAAGCTATCTATACCACCACTAATCATACCTGTGATCTGTTTTACAACATAAATACGGTACAGTTCTTTAATGATATCGTTAGCCATGTCTCTAAAGGCATCTTTAACGGACTTAGTACCGTCTACCATAGACATTAAGGCATTGCCCATTTCATTAGCTATAGTGTCAGCTACTTCCTTCTGTACCTCTCTCTGTTCTTCAAAGACTTTAGTCCTTCTCTCTTCTTCCGCTACAAGTGCAGATAGAGACCTTAGTTGACTTTCTTTAGCCTTAATGTCAGCGTCTTGGTTCTGGAACTTAAGTTGCATATAGACTTCTTGTTCTCTACGTGCATCACCCTCTAAGCCAAACAAAGCCTTACTTAACTCTATCTGTCTTTCCAGAGCCTTGATTGGGCCTTCCATAGTTGTTGGTTTTGGGCCTTTTGGACCTTCTTTGTCCCTTTCCTTTTGCCCTCTACCAATCTGGTTTTGCCAAGCAAGCATGATGTTGTTAAAGTAGTTTAGTTCTTTAGCCTCGTCTTGGATCATTTGAAGTCTAGCTTCGTGGGCTTCTATACCAGCTTGCAGAAGGGCATCTACATTATCTATCTGTGCCTGAGTCTTTTCGTTATCAGATTTCAAGGCTGCTTTATCTCTTTCCTTTTGCCCTTGACCTATTTGTTTTCCCCAAGACTCCATAATGTTGTGGTTACGTAATAGGTTTCTTATAGACTCTTTTTCAGCATCAGCCTTAGCTTTATCTCTTTCCGCTTGACCCTTGGCTATTTGTTTACCCCAAGAAACCATAATGTTAGCATTGCGGATTAAGGTCTTTTTTTCCTCTTCTAAGGCGTCTGCTTTATCTCTATCTCTTTCCTCTTGATCGTCAGCAAGTTTTTTCCTATAAGCAGTGATTTCACCTTCTAGCCTAAGTTCAGTAATAATACCATCTATACGCTTAAGCATAGCATCGCCACCAGACTTTTCGTACTTCTCACGAAGGGCTAGTATTCGTATTACAGATTCTTCGTCTGTAGTACCTTTTGCAAAGACATTTAGGAACTCTTTTCTTTCTTGTGCAAGAGCATTAGCTGCAGTAAGGAGGCTCGTTGTCTCAGGATAAATTTCCCTTTGTTTTTTTAGTCTTAACTTATCACCCCGTTCGCCTTTCATTACGATTTCGTTATACTGTTTAAACAGTCTGTCTCTTGCAGCAAGTAAGTCTTCTATACTCTCATCCATCTGCGACACTATACCAGAAGTGTCATCCCCACCAAATAGGTCAGCTTTAAACTGGGCCAGAAGACCCGCATTCCTCGTCAATACGTCTCTACCAGCCTGTAGTGCAGACTCTTGTGTTACATCCCTTAGCTTTTTGAGGTAGTTGTCTGCCCCCTCTGAAGCAGCAGCCCATGTACCTACAAGTTGTACCTCTAAGGTATCGTTTATAGAATCAATCTTAGCGTAAGCATTTTCTAATTCGTCTAAAGTGGTAGTGAGATCATCAGCACTACTTTTAGACATCATAAAGGCAGCACCTATGGCTGTAGCTAAGGGAATAATTATACCTAGCCCAGCAGAAAGACCAATAGCCGCACTCATAGTTAAACCTAGTTGCGTAGCTACCATAGGCAGAATACCTACAAGCTGTGTGGCTTGCTGACCAAATGCAACAAAAAGGTTAGTTCCTGACTGTGCCTGTACTAAGAAGTCACCAACTTGATAGCCGACTTGTTGCATAGCCATGCCGCCAGAGTTCATCCTGTTTCTAGTGTTTCCAAGTGCGCCATTAACTTGGTTAAGACTATTTCTGTAGTTTAACAACTCTGTGCCAGCTTGTCTAAGGGTCATGTTACCAGCGGCAACTTCTGCACGAAGTAACTTCTTAAGCCCTAGTCTTTTCTGTTCCGCAGAGTATACAGCATCATAGCTGGACTTAAACCTTCTTAGTTCTGCTGTGTTCCTAGCTACAGCATCAGCCGCTGCTTTCTCTTTCTTAACAGCCTGATCCTTAATACGGTTCATCTGTTCCGCATCTGTTCTAGCTTGCTTGTATAACTTTATTTGTTCAAGACGTATGATGTTTTCTTTAGCAGCCATATCCGACAAGTGGTCAGCGGCTTTAGCAGCTTGGAAGGTAGAACGAGAAAACTCGTTAATGGCGTTTCTTGCCTTTATAGAGCCACCTGAAGCCTTTTGCATTTCTGATGCAATAATGCCTACAGCTTTACTGTACTGGTCTGTAGTTATCCTACCCTTAGCAATAGAAGCAGCTAATGACTTTATTCTGTTCTCTAATACCTTAGCCCTCTTCTCAAGTTTATCTACCTGAGTAGAGTCAGCTAAGACCTTAATTGAGATTACATCATCAGCCATTATTTACCCTCATATAAACTCCGTCAAGCCTCTTAACCGCTTCTACTTCCCAAGCTGTCATAGGCGTGTCAGTTAGTTCTTTCCATGCTTTTATTTGTTCGTATGTTATCGGGTTAGGGCCACTAAAGCCACCAGTTCTTGAGTTGCTTAATGAAATAAAGGCAGACCAGATATGAGCCACAAGAGTTGGGAAGTCGGGTCCATCCAATTCTTTAAGTTCTAATCCTGTCTGCCTTTGTACTTGTTCCAAGTGTTCTCTCTCGGTGGTTCCAGATTCATCACGCTGATTAAGTTTGAAGTTAAATTCAGCAAACTCAACTAGGTCATCAATCAGCCCTTGGTAAAATCCAGTGAGTCAGCTACAGCCTCCTCAATCTGATCCTTGATCCAAAACACTTGTTCGTAAATCTCTTTGGCTGTATCAGCAGAGTACTTAGGCTTCTTACCATCGTATGTGATATTCCAAGACTTAGTTGCCTTGACTAACACTTCTAGGGTAGCCTCTTCAATACTCTCAGCCGTTATATCGACCTTCTTCTTTCCTTGGGCCATCTTAAGCCGTTTGTTAGTTTGATGATGCAGGACACTCTTGTACTCTTTAGAGTGAGGTGCATACATAGTAATGGTCATCTCTGTCTTATCATCGTTAGTCAGAGGTTCCAGTGTTGTAGGGTGTACGATAGTAACGTCCACAGTATCACTGGTCGGTGTTAAGTTCTTTAAGTCCATTGTCAGGTTCCTTGGGTCAGGGTTATGTCGGGTTAGTATATAAAATGGGGAGCATCAGACCCGACACCAATGCCCCCCGCCCTAGCTAGGGATTAGGTATCAGTACGAGTAATCTTCAAGTTAGTAGAAGTGGTCGTATCGAATAGGGATGTGAAACTTAGGCTAATGATACGGCTTGTTGGGCCCTCTACACCTACATCGGCAGAGTTGATTTTAACTCTTGGAAAGAGGAATGTGTAAGCATTAGCAGCAGTTGGGTCGTTGACAGACACTTCAATAGCTGATTCTGTCTCGTTAAGGAAACGATTAATCAGTGCGTCATCGTCAAAGTAGGCTGAGAACGAACCAGTAATTTCTGCACGACCAACCTCAAGTGCTGGGGTCTCATCAGAGCCAACAACAAATGTAGGTGCAAAAGAGTTAGCCACACTAAAGTCAATCTGAGTAATGATTGCAGAGGATGCAAGGCCAGCTACATTGTTACCAATCTTTAAGTCACCTGAGTAGGCATCGAATGGAGAGTTAGTGCTTGCTGCGTCCTGTGTCTTCTCTGTGGCTCCAATAGTCATGCCCTTGCCAACCATACCAAAGGTAGTAGTTACCATCTGGTTAGGAGCAATAGAGATACCCATAGTGGAAACAGTCTGGCCTGTAAACAAACGAGCCTGATCAATGTCAGCAGAGTAGTCCTCAATGGAGAAGTACTTAGGTGTTGTGCCAACTACAAGAGTGTCGTTAGTGCCTGAGTCTACAAAAGTGTTAAGCATGACTGACTCAAGGAATGGGTCGAAGTCACCTTTACGAAGGTCAACTACAATGTCACCAGCAGATTGTTTGTTACCATGACGTTCATGACGAGGCATACGGTCAGCTTGGATATCAGTACCAGCAACCAAGTCTTTAGTTAAGTTAAGACCGTGTGAAGTAAATGGGATGTTCTGGAAGTTACCAACAGGGGTAGTTCCGAATGTGGACTCAGTGACATAGCTTAGGCTAGATCGTGAACCCTGTGCGAAGGTAGGCATGTGTTATTCTCCTAGTAAGCAAGGCTTACGCCTCTAATTAGTTATAAATGTACCAACCGATATTAATCGGGATGTAGTACCAAGGTGTATCTAAGAAGCCTTGTTGTCTTTCGGCATAGTCTATTGATACGTTAAAGTTGTTTAGTGATACGTCTGTGGCAGCTTCAAAGTTCTCTATTACAGTGTTAGCGATACCATCAGCAGTTGCTGGGCCATTACCCTCTGGACAGTACACAGTGACTGAGTAGATGCCACCATAACGCTGAGAAGGGTTTAAGCCTCTTACAGCAGGTACACGTGTGACAGGAATATAGCTAGACTTAATGAAGCTAGTACCAGTTGTAGGGTCGTAGGGTACATTGTCGAAGGCTATTGGAGGTATGCCAGCTATGTTAGCTAACTTGCTTTCCAAAGCGGCTCTAATGTCTGAATGAATACTAGCCAAGGAGAAACCTCACTCTTGCAAATACTTTATAGGCTGGGGTTTTACCTAAACCGTCTTCTACTGCACGGGAATGTTTAGACCTATTCCTAAGTACAAAACCATTAATCAAACCTTTGCCAAGGGCTTCTATATCTGCGTACAGGTTGTCCCTAGCTAAGTCTCTGTGGGCTTGCGGGTTAGTGGACTTCTCTCGTATGTCTGATGATTTCATTCTACCACCACCAGCACCACTAGGCTTAATGGAAAAGGACTCTATATATGCACCAGAGTAAACAGGGGATATGTCTTGTCTTACAACAGTGTCAGCTATCTGTTTAGCCTTAGCTTTAACTTGCCTAGAAGCAGCCTTGTTAATCTTTTCTTCTATAGACTTGAAGGTTGCTTGGGTAGCTGCTGGGAGTCTAGCCATTATTCCCTCACATCACAGATGTAACATATTGCAATACCATTAGAGAAGATAGTAACAACAGAAAGAACATTAACTGTGTCTCCATTGCCTGTTATCTGATCCTCATCATCTGGCACTACAGCTAGGCTAGAAGCGGAAATAAGGCACTTACGAGTACCCCTTCGTATCTCATCAATGTTACCAGCTATACCATTATCATAGTTGTAGAAGTAACCAGTAAAGGAGTAGTTAGTAGTCGCTGATCCAGTGACAGTACCATTGGCAGGATTATACGTGCCAGAGGTAGTCACCTTATTAAGTGTAAGGGGTTCACCAAACCTATTAACTAAGTTCAGTAAGTCATATGGTCTAAACGACATGTTAACCTACCTTAGTCATACGATGAGTTGTAGTCTTCACCATTATAGCTTGGTGGGTTCTTAAACCTGTCTCTGCGAAAAGAAGGCTTTATACGATCTGTATTTTCTCTCACAGCCTGTACGGAGGTCTTAGAGATACCACCAGCGTAGATGCCTATGTTACCACCAGCAGTCTTAGCTTGGTACTCTAAGGTGTCTGCCAGTGACATATACTGTTTAGCTAGGTCAGAGTAGTCAGCACTTAAAGCACCGTCTAAAGCTGTTGTTACCTGTCTTGAGTACTTAGAGGCAATAGTCCTAGCTGACCAACTAGCAGTATGATAAATAGAGTTACCGTTCTGGCCTAAACCAAAGGTTACTTCTTCATCTTGTAGCTGTTGGTCAGCAGTGTCAGTATCACCTACTAGGAGCCTAACAGAGTTAAGACGTTGGGCTGCATCTGCCGTTCCAAGATTTGTTGGGTCATATGTCCACCCCATCGTCTACTCCT